CTTCAAGCAAGTTCGCTTCTGTAAAGCGCATCTTACGCTCACCGGTTTCCTGATTTACATCCCACTGCTTACACTGCTGCATTAGGTTGAACTTCGTGTAGAAGATCCCATGCACGATGGGTGACAGCACGTAGGGTAAGACTGCCAACTTCTTACCATAGACACTGGCCAGGTTCACCGTGTTAATCATGCTATCCAAGTTGGCAATGATGTACGCCATCACCTCGTAGATATCTTCACACACAATCCCTTCTTCTGCCAGGTTCTCTTGTGCCATTGCATCGAGATACGTGTCTAACGACTCGAAGTGAGGACGCAGGTAGTCTGACATCTGCACGTGCTTGACCTGACGGTTAAACACCATTTTACCCATCATCAAGCGCCAGTGTTCTGGTTCGTCAGAGAAGCCAGGCACAAACTCTTGTGGGTAACAGTCGGCAACGTAGAAATACCCAGCCACCATGATTTCTGTCAGGTTGCTTGGATTAATTGCACGAACTGCGATTGCTGCATTGGACGGTGCCCAATCCATAGGGCGTTTGTTGTTGGGGTGGTTAACCTTGGCACTGTAGTACCGCGTCCACTCACTGTCTGGGTGCGTCTCTGGGGTGATTTCCAGTTCCGTTCCATACACCACTTCAACACGCGCAAAATGACGAAACGCATGGGTTACCCCAAACTTGGCAAACAAGTAATGTGGCAATGAAGGTGTGGGTGGGTTTTTGTTGGTGTTCGCTTTCTGTTGTTTTGCACGGTAGATTTTACCGTACGGAATGTTGATGTGTTTCTGCACGCGCTTACGTTTCTGTACGATGTTAATTTCATCTTTACAGATCGTGTGCACCGTACGGCGAATCACAATCTTGTCGCAAGTAACACGGAAGAAGCAACCGTCCTGCGTAATGGATACGCCCGGGTCTTCTACTACGGCTGAGATGGTGTGCGCAGTTCCACGCAAATGCATCAACCCAGTTTCATCACAATACGGCACATACAACAACAGAGGCTGAATCGGTTTACCGTCAATCATGAAGTCAAACTTCACCAGACGCAGGTCCGATCGTGCCAACTCGTAACGCACTTTCGATGCGGAGTTCCCACCATTTCGTTTTAACTTGAAACGGTATTCCTCATCTGGGCGGCAACAGCGATACCCGACGTACTCAATGTTAGATCCTAAACTACCAAAAGCACTACGAAACACACGGTCAAGGTAATGCAGTGATTTGTCCATCTCACGCTTCACCAGACCCTCGTAGAAATCCGGGTTCATCTTAACGATGATGGGCTTCAGTATGTTCTCGAGCAATGGATCCATGATGTTACCTTATTTTAATAATTTAACGATGCCAATCATAGCGGTCGCGAGTTTAATTAACTCTGTCATCCCTTTATGCAACACAAGACTACCCTCTTGCTTGTGCTTTGTTTTGGCCTCGTCCAGCTCTTTCTTTAAATTCTCAATCTGACGGTCTTTCTTCTCACCGGCACGCTGTGCGACCTCCAAGGCGTTCTGTGCGGTTTCCAGTTGCTTATTACCTTGATGACGTGCTTCACCAAAGCTCGACCATACTCCGTACTTGTTGGGATCTTTCAATAACCTATCAAGGGGAATAAAGTCAGAACGTGCATTATTCGAAACGTCCTTAACATTTCTCATGGGCTGCGTACCCAACAAATACAAACCGTCTGCTTGTTGTTCAGTGAACTCATCAAACGGCAGTGGGTCGATACGGAAAACGTCTCCAGCGATATTCATGTACCGGGGGCCGAGTTGGTCGAATCGATCAATCAATTGGATACCGTAAAGCACGAGGTTATCATAATCCCGGGTAACCCGGTCTGATTGTCGACGTTGAATGGCGGTCAGTGAGAACGGGTGTTCGCCAACTTGTTCAATTGACTTTAGGGACAACACCACGTCAGCTAACGGGGAATAGAACTCACCACCGTGTTGATCAAAGAATGTTCGGGCATAAGTCAGGTTAATGCGTGCAAAATGCATTTGCCCTATTTGGGTACCCCGATCCTTCATTGTCTGTATAGCTTGATAGAGAATTTGGTATTCTTCTGGCAGAGACTCCATAGATTGGTTATCGATGTACAGAAATACTTCTGGCTTGGCTAACACCTCAATCTGTACGGTTACACTCCCGCTATTGTACCCTGCCCCGTATTTGGGGCGGATAGCGGCGCTCACCCCATTGCGTTGTCTTACCACCAATGGGACGTGCAAGTTACTGCGAATTGTTACAGACGTTTTAATGTCTGCATCAAACTCGAAGAACTTATCCTTATTATCATCCACAAGGAATTGGCGGTCGTTGATCATGACGATACCTTCCGTCTAACAGCTTAGCTCGAACTAGCATGTCTGCTGTCACACATTAGTAATGTAGGTATGAAATATTTTTACTTCGTTATTAAAGTTAGGCCGGCATAAAACCAGAGCCCTCCCCACCGAAGTGGAGAGAACTCTGGATTACGCGACTTACGTCGTGAGCTTAGCGGCTAATTACTTAGCTGCCAGTGCTCGGAGCAGGCTGCGCTGCCAGGCCGTTCAGAACGGTCTGAGCAATGTTAGCTGCCAGGTCGCCAGTGGTAACTGGGATGTTGATAGAACCGGTGTACGCTTCATCCAGACCAGAGATGGTCAGGTGGGCGATGATCGGGCACACAACAACGTGCAGGTTACGTGGCTGAACCATGGTTTCCTGAACGTAGTTACCGTTACGCATGATCTTAACGGTTGCAACGATTTCAGGCACCCACAGGTGCATACCGAAGGTGCAGAGGTCCAGACCGCCGGACTTCATGCGAGACAGAGTCATGATGACTTTGCCTTTCATTTCGATGTTGTTAGAGGTAACAACAGTTACTTTGAAAGAGATACCAGCGGTACGCAGGTCGCCAACTTCCATCAGGTACTGCGCGATGATGTTGTCGGTACCGATCAGCAGCATCGGAGTGGTTTCGTTGTACAGCAGGCCGATGGCTACGTTGTAACCAGATTCGGCGTTCATGCGGTAAGCGTAGTTACGCACGATGTTCAACAGCTGCTCGCTGATGTCTTCACGGCGCATGTGTGACGCAGTGGAGTTCACCAGATCCTTGATGTTGTAATCGCCTTCACCAAACCAGGCATCAACAACCGCTTTACCCACGCCTTCTACGGCGTTCTCATCGTAACGCTGCCACAGGGCGTTGTTAGCGATACCAGAAGCGCGCATGGAGTCAACGTAGTCCAGCAGACGGCTGATAGCCATTGCGGAGTTACGCGCGTAGGTTGCAGTAGACAGCTGCTCAACAGCAACAGCTTCAACCGGGCCCCAGTCGTTAGTAGCAGGTGCTACTGCAGTGATTGGCGCGCCCAGCTGCACCAGGTACTTATAGGTGCTGGTCTGACGGTCAATACGCTGCTCGCGGGTACGGAAGTTGCTGTTACGCAGGTTAGCTTTGATGTAGTAACCAGCGAATTCGAAGGTCAGTTTAGCGATCTCAGTCTGCACAGCAGCGGTGTTCGTGATTTCTTCACGAGCGTCGTTGTCGTACACACGGCTAACGCGTGGCTGTTCCAGGGCATTGACAACCAGGTCACCTTTCTCATGGTTCAGGGTGCCGTTGATTTTCAGTGCCAGGCCAACGGTCTGCTTACCAGTGGTCAGCGGAGCCAGCAGGACAGATTTAGAACCAGCAACGGTTTTCTGGCCAGCGTTCAGCTGGTATGCCAGAACATCCAGATCCAGAGAAGTCTGGAACTTGTCGCCTTCCTGAGTTTTCTGGAACGCAGAACGATCCAGGTTATCAGTGCGCAGACGGAACAGCTCAGTGGTACCACCGGCGTTGCTCACTTTGATCCACACGTACTGCAGACGGACGTTGTTGTCGATCTGGTCAGTGTGGTCCATCACGCCGTTCTGCACGAGTGAAGGAGTAGAGCACAGACCCAGGAAGCCTACACGCACGCCTGGTTTCAGCGCTGCAGTTGGCAGATCTTCGCCACCCTGCACTTCGGTGAAATCAGTACCGGCAGCAAACCACTGGTCGTTAGACTTATCAGCTGGTTTGTACGGCAGCAGTTTAACTGCATCGTTACGCAGGATAGAAGGATCACGCAGGGTGTTGATCAGTTTCTTACGCTGCCAGTCAGTCACTTCGCCAGTGGCTTTGTGTTTAACGAATGGCTCAACAACATCAACTGGGATTTTAACATCCAGGCCGATGTCGTTCGCAGTCAGAACAGTGGTAGGGAAGAAGGCTTCGCCAACCGGGTCCTGCTTAGAAGCTTTGATGTTGTACTCGATGGTCTGAGCCTGCTGAGGAACGAATTCCTGAGCCTGTTCAAACGCTTCAGTACCGTAACCCTGTTTCGGGTTGGCTGAGCCGTAGCGTGAACCGCTTACAGACTGGAAGCCATCGGACATTGCTTTAGCAGCACGAGACTGCATTGCGCGGCCGTAACCAGACAGGTCACCAACGATGGTGGCTGCGATTGAGCCTGCTTCCAGCTGCTGGTCGTTAAAACCTTCCAGACCCGCTTCCAGAGCACCGCTCACGCCAGCTGCTGATTTCAGCGCGTTCTTCGCAGCTTCGATCGCAGAATGCTGTTGGCCAGCTTTTACTTCGTCCAGAGATTCCAGACCGTAACCCGGGACAACGCCATCAGTAACCGAGAACTGACCGTTCTGTACTGCACCTTGAATACGGCTGAACAGTGAAGCACTGTGCTGCGTATGGAGAAGCTTAATTGCCATCTTTAGTTCCTTCAATCACTTATATAAGTTTTCGATTACACCCGGAGCCAGGGTTACCGGTCCGAATATGTGTTGCGCTAACACTCTGGGTAACAGTACGTCATAACGTAGTTAGTAACATACTATTATTATTCTGCTTAGGCACTGCGTTGCGCGATCGCATTGCTAACTAAGTTGGTGCAATAGCCCACGTAAAGTGATTTATACTCATCCGCTTTCGCAGTGATGGTGTTCATAGCATACAGCACTTGACGCAATAAACGCTGACTTAGCATACTATCTGTCAACGTCGCATCCTCACGCGGTACAATCATCACACAGACAGTATCACCATTTAACACAGTGGTCTTAAAGTCGTACTCAACAGCTTCGCCATTTTTGTGCGCCTCTACATCATAGGTCTCACCGGTGGCATACTCGTATACCGTACGGTTATTCAACCCCGATTGTTCAGCACGCACGTCGCTCTCATATGTACTTGTGAACTTTATCCACTCTTCTTGTGTAAAGACATCCATAAGTCCATTAGAATAGTAAGGGAGTTCAGCCAGCGCTTTGGTTAAGCCATTAGCATACGCGGCGGGTGACTTGCGAAAATCCAAACCACATACCATGGTGTTCAGGACGTTGTAAAAAATGACGTCGCGAGCGGATAATATACTAAGCAACTTTTCTGGTTCGAGTAACACCTTTAACGGTAGTTGGTTATCACGCAACGCTCGCAGGATCGGTGCGGGGGCGATAACAATTTTTTCTTTGAACATAACTTCACCTTAACGAGGAACGTGATGGACACTGGTTTGCTTCTCATAAAGATTATTACGTTATTTTACCAACACTCGATTGTTGGTGGCGAAGCTGGTGACGATTACAGCGAGTTTGTTGATGAACTCATGGAGAATATTCCCGCACCTGTTGAAACAATGGGTAGCGATGAGCAACGTTCTGTTCAGTTGGCTTTGCGTAAAACGATCCGTTGGTTAATTGGTCGTGGCAAGCATGATCCGTTAGACCGTTTAGATTTAATGCAGCGTCTGTTGAACGATTGTGGTCAAGACGCTTCGACGTACCAGGCACTGGAAATGGGGATCAACTCAAGTGAAGATGATCCGTACCGTGCAAACCAGATCGTCACCCAAATCTTCCGTGACCTGAAGAGCTGGGATAATCGCCGTAAAGCCAAAGCGGTGATTAAGAAGTTAGCCATGCCAATTATCTACGGCGGTGAAGACGTTGATGTTGACACTGCGGTTGGCAAGTTAATGGAAGAGATCGAAACACTGAACTTAACCACCACAGATCAGTTTGACCCTGCGGTGGTTAGCGAAGTGTCGGTGAGTGATCTGAATGCCGTGAGTCACATCTTTAAGCAGGCGAAAGAAGAGTCGTCTACGGTTGGGGTGTTACGCACAGGCTTCCAGGGTATTAACCGTATGCTGGGTGAAGTCGGTGGTTTCCGTCGTTCTGAGTTTGTCCTGGTAGGTGCGTTGCAGCACAACAACAAATCCGGTTTCACCATGGACCTGACACGTCAGATTGCGGTGCACAACAAGCCGTACATGCGTGACCCGAAAAAGAAACCAATGATCATGCATATCTCGGCTGAGAACAACATGACCGATAACATGGTTTCGTGGTGGAAGCGTATTAAAGCTAACGCCGACGGTTTGGTGCATGACCATCAAGGTATCGATGAAGCCACGGCTGCAAAAGAAGTCATGGATGCGTTGTCAATCAACGGCTATGAAGTGAACTTCTGTCGTGTCGACCCGTCGCAGTTTGGTTACCGTAACCTGTTCGAACGTATTAAGCAGTTTGAGAACATGGGTTATGAGATCCACCTGTTAACGATTGACTACCTGGGGATGTTTAACAAAGCCGGTTGTGAGAAAGGGGTAGCGGGTCAAGAGTACCGTGACCTGTTCCGTCGTGTGCGTAACTTCACATCAGCCCGTGGTATCTGTGTCATTACTCCTCACCAGTTAAGTCCAGCTGCGAAGATGCTGGTGCGTAACGGGATGGAAGAAGACCTGCCACGTGAAACGGCGAACAAAGGGTATTGGGATAACTGTACCAAGATTGACCAGGAAGTGGATGTGGAGATCATTATCCACCTGGTGCGTGTGGGTGAAGAAACGTACATGTGTGTGCAACGTGGTAAACACCGTACGATCTCCATTACCCCTGAGCGCGATAAGTTCTGTGTGTACAAGTTCAGTGATGCAGGTATCCTGGACGACATTCACGGTAAAGACATGTCACGTAAACACGTGGCCGGTGATACCATGGCAGAAGGTGGTGCGAACCCTTGGTTTGGCTAACACTGTATATTGTATGACCAGAAATGCAATTTGTTGTTCTTTTTCAGGGGATACACAGGATGCTGTATCCCCTTCTTTTTATCAGGCTTTTCGCCTTTAACACCACCAAAACCAAAACAAGCCCTAACCGGCGTAATCGTAACCTTTGATCGACTTTAACTAATTGACTATTCTGAAGTGGAGTTCGCCTGTCTGACTTCTGTCTACGGACGGAGGTTGGATAGGTTTTATGCCGATCTTATAGATGACTATTTTAAACCGCGGGAATTACCATGATTGAAATGATGATAACAGGATCGAAAGCAAAAGCGGTCATTCCATCGGATACCGGTCCCGGCGGAAAAGACCTACTGTTCCAGTACGCCCGTAACAGCACTCAGTTGGCTGGTTACTTTGGTCGTGTGCCTGCTTCAAGTCTGATTACCGGCACCGATCTGTCGACACTCGGCGGTGTGGTCGGTGGCACTGACATCAATGCAGAAAAAGGTTGGTTGAAGTTCTTATGCGATGGTAAGATATTGTTTGTTGCTCAGGCGTGTTACAAACAAAACATCCGACCCTCTGGCATCGGTGCCGCGATGACTGGTAAACAAGTAACCATTGGTGAACATGTATATACCCTTCGTAGTATTCGGGGAACTGTTATTGATAACGACCCTAATAAAACCGTAATAGGGTCTGAATGGAATAGGTTGATTCATTCAGTACTTGCCAACTCGGCAGAGTCGCAAGTTGAAGTTGATAACGGGGTTAAGTGGGATAATTTGTCGTCAGCTGATATTGGGTTGGATAGCAACATCGCATCGCAAACCATCTGCTGGGAAACTTCTTATTACACGAGTAACCCAGGTAACTATCGCATTACTCGTGGTACCAGTTACGGCTCATACAGTGCGATATCTCAACTGTATAACCAAACGGCGGAAACTCGCAGTGGCTGGCGACCTGTGTTGGAACTGATTGGTCCTGCTACGTAACACAAAAAAAAAAAGATCAGCATACCTACTCTACCCAACCCGTAAAGGGAAGGGTAGAGTAGGTGCTGTTATTTGATGCTGTTCAGTACGTTGGTTAAATAGTTCTGTTTACCGCTGCTCCAAACACCGTAACACTGGATCGTCACGGCTTCGAACCAATCCTCGTCTTGTTCATAGAAGTTAAACCGTAGTTGAATGGCTGACGGCTTAACTTCTACACCTTCGGGTTGTTCGCGCAACATGTAATCCTTGCGGACTTGACGCTGCAGTTTTTGGAACAGATCCGTTACCATTGCGGTACCGATCTCGGTTGCCGCCAGGTGAACATAAAACACCGTGGAGACATTCTTTATCGGACGACCAGTGCTGGCTGCAAGGACCAGCAGTTGTTTGGTCGCGTTTAAACGGGCTAAGAACTTATTGAACGCCGGGTCACCTTTACCACGGTTGTGCGGTTTCGCTTCCTGCAATGCCACTAACACGTCAAAGGTACCTTGATCAGTGTGCAAACTTATCATGGTTATACCTCCTACATTACCCAGACCGCATCTGCGATGTGCTCAAGGATTGCATCACGAATCTGCGACAGGGTTGTATTGTCGTGCAAGGGATTGGGCTTGCCTGACAGGAACATTGGGCGGTTAGCCACCCCAGTGAACCCGCTCGACAAGATAGACGGTCGTGGCGTAACCATGCCGACTTCTGAGAACCCAACTTTCACCACACCCATCCCGGTCTTGTGATTATACTCAACACGCAAGGCGCCAAAGGTCAACCCCATTGTGGTGTAGCGACCTTTGTCTTCCTGCTCCAACTTTTTCACCCAGCGTGTGTAGGCTTCCACTGCTGACTCACCGTGACTGACACGTTGAACTTTCTGCAGGGAGTATGTGCTGGCAGCTTTGTCAAAGACCAAGCCGTAATAATAGCCTAATTTCATTTTTACATCTCACAGGTTAAGGGTAGTTACATAAACGCGACGCATTTCACGCCATCGTGCACACAATCAATTCTAAAGAGCTTACTGTCGATCTTGGCAATCTTACTAAGCATACAGTCCACGAGGTCCACATGCTTCTCTGTAGACGGTATAATCGGCATCATGAAGATGTGTTTCCATTCACAGCTGTTAGGTCGGGGTAACTGACTGGTGATCCAGACTGGATCATAACCTTTAGTTTCCCGTTCAACGGCTTCGTCAAACTCCTTGGCGCGATCACTCACCCAGTCGAATGGCACCTCACCCCAGCCAAGCAGTTCGGTCAAGATTGTTTCGTTAGGCGCGGCTAACAGGTTCAGTTCCATCCCATGTGATCCTTAATGTGAACCATGGCTTCAGCATACACCTCATCAGGCGAGGCATTGCCGTCT